TAACGCGTCCACGACCCGCCATCACCAATCGTCGGATCCCACACAAACGTCTGTGTCACCACCGACGTTCGAACATCCCCATCAAACTTCACAGCCGCCGAGTCATACGTGACACCCGCATGCTCATACCCCAGTGTCTGCCCGCCGTACGCCAACGTCGCCGACCGGTACGTGTCCTCCGTGGAGTTGTAGGTGTACGCCGAAGGCGCAACACCAGCAGGCAACGACACCAACACCCGGCGACCCACCCGCGACACCAACACATCATCAGCCGCCTCATCCGCAAACTCACCCAACTCAACAATCGGACGCAACTGGTCAAACAAATCAGTGAACGACTGGCCGTCATACGCAAACAGGCCGTCCGGCCAAGAGAAAAAGAACACGCCAGTCTCCGACACGGCGATCGCTTTCGGCGACGCCGCACCAACCTGCGTAGTCAACGGCACCAACTGGTAGGTGTCCTCGTCATAACCCAAAATCGCAAACACAGCACGCGGCTTGAACACCAACAACTGGTCGCCAAACGACACAATGCCGGTGATCCCACGTCCCCCACCGACAACATCGATGTAATCCAACTCCCGCCACGACTCAGGAAACCCCGGATGCGAATACCGGACACGATCCGGAAACGCTGACCCGACCTCAGAAGTAGAAGCAACCCACAACCGGTCAACATGAGTCGCCACATGATCCGCAGTCGGCATGTGTGTCCCAGTAGGTGACGCAAACGAATCCTGCCAAGCCGACGTGGCCGACGCCGTCAGCGTCGTCAACGTCGAACCATCCCACTTGAACCCTGCCGTCCCCGCACCAGCCGACGAATACAACAGCGACGTGGCAGACGACGACCACGGCGCAAACTGTGCGCCATCAGCCGCAGTCGTCACCGCACCCGTATCCGCAAACGTCCCGTTCTGAGTCCAGAACACCTTGTCGTTCGCCGCAACCAACAACTGGCGGTCATTGCCTTCCCAGAAGAACGCACGTTTCGGTGTGAACGCCGCCGACCCCAACGAACCAATAGGGGACAGGTTGTAATCAGTGACACCAGCCCGCTGAGAGAAACCTCCACGCGGATCCAGATCAACATTCAGCAGATCGGGCGACTCATTCTCAGCCAACTGGAATGCGTCAGCCCGATAGTTCAGACCACCCGTAAAGTCGTTCGTCTGAATTGTCGACAGCATCAGTAGTAGACCGGCGACTGGTAGCCATTCGATGACTCATGGAAACGTCCACCGGACAGCACCAGCGGACGGTGCGACGACACCCGCATGATGTCCCCAGCGGCAAGCCGCACAGCCTCATCAAACGACTCACGGTAAAACGAAGCCAACTGGGTGTCTTCCTGCAACTGGTAGGTCTGAGCCACCCCGTAATACACCAGCGACTGATGCAGACGTTCGTCCGCATCAACCTGCGTGGTGTCATTCTGATACCACGATGTCGGCTTGCGGTAGCCCCGCAAACTCAAGTTGTACACACCGTTCGGCCGAGGCCACAGATACAACTCCTGTTGCCACACAGAGAAATGCAACGGTCGGGACGACAAGTCCGATGACCCCAACCACAACGCCTCAGCGTCCTCATGGGCCACCAACGTCAACCGGACACCACCAGCAGTGGTGTCCACCACCGACGTGATCTCACGCACATCCCCCGAACCGATCGACGACAACGCATACGAACGCTGATCCGCGACCGTGTTCAACGTGTACGTCTTCTCCAGAAACGGCCAGCGACGCTCCAACGCAATCATCCGGTCATAGCCGTCTTGGATGTACATGTTCAACAACGTGTCCGACAGATCCGTCGAATCCATGTCGACGATCTCACGGACCTTGGAGCGAATGTCAGCCAGATTCACCCTCACGCTCCTTGATCTCCCGGGCCATCTGCCTCAAATGCCCCATGCAATAGTCCGTGCCCTTGGCACGATGCCCCTGACACGTCGCCTCATTAGCCATACAGCGGGTGTGGCCGGTGTACGGCATACCCCCCGGAGGAGCAGGGGAAGATCCATCAGGTGCCACGGCAGGACGAGAATCCCGCATCGCCGACACGCCGTACAGGGAATACACAGGTACACCAGCCATCACTAAAAGGCCAGTTCGTTACCCAAATGGTAAGGCGGGGGGCCGAAGCCCCCCGCCGAAACCGTCACCAGCGTGCCTGATCAGGCGGTACGGCCAGTGAGTTTGCCCTGCTTCTTCGCGTTACGGCAGGTCAGGTTGCCGTAGCAGAAGATCAGCGCGTAACGGGCATCCATGTTCTCAGGACGGACGAACTCCGTCTGCTGGAACCACTTGCCGCTGTGACCGACGAGGGTCAGGTACTTGGAGTTGATGAAGTACATGACACCCGACTGGCAGTCCACGTCGTAGACCACCGGGGCGGCCTTGAACAGAAGGTTCTGGAACCCGCTGTCAGCCGTCTTGGTGTCGGTGTAACGGAGTTGCGGCGTGAGCAGCGACTCGTACTTCTCAAACAGGGTCTGAGTGGTCAGCACCATGTCCGGATGGTCGTTGCCAACCGAAACGGTGTTGTAGGCGGTGGTCATGTCAGCCTGAGTGAGCGCACCAGCGGTGCCCTCCTCGTACGACTGCCAGAACTCATTGCCCGCGGTCGCCCGGTTGATTCCGCCGACAGTGCCAGCCGAATCGACAATCGCGGCCAGACCAAGCCAGTCCTTGCCGGAGTTGCCGGTGCCGTCACCGAAGAACATGGCGTTGAAGCCTTCCTTCATCGACTCCTCGGCCTGCATGACCTTGGCCTCAAGAAGGTTGATGATGGCCTGCTCGCCGTTGTTCTTGGCCTCTTCGATGCCGGAGATCGCGATGGAAACGGCGTACTGCTTCCAGTCGTACTCGGCGGCAGTGATGCCTTCCTGAGCGGTCAGCGAAAGCGTGTCGTAACCGGAGTACGACGCAACAGTGCTGTTCTCAGCGTAGATGAGCGGCTCCACGATCTTGGTGCCACCGTCAACCATGCGGAGACGGCCACGATCCATGAGGTGGTTGGTCAGCGGACGAGCGTTGAACACGTTGTCCGTAAGTTGGTCGCGATAGTTCGCGATAGTGGTCGACAGCAGGCTGTCGAAGTTGGTGTTACCAGCCATGAGAATTTCTCCCTAGAGGATTATGCGACGCCGAACTCCCGCTTCGCGGCCGCCCAAGCGTCGGAAACTGAACGGATTGGAGCCGACTCCGACTGGCCCTCACCAGCCGCACCAGACCCGCCAGCAACCATCCCTGCACCACGCTTCGCATCCAGCACCGCCTGCTCTTGAGCAGTGCGGTCAGTTGCCAGACGCTCAGCGGCCTGCACACGGGCCACCAGCCGGTCATAAGCGATCTGCTTGTAGACCGCCTCAAGATTCGTGTTCCCAGTCGCAAGCGCCTGAGACACAACTTCCTGAGGATCGAAATCTTCTCCGTATGTGGTTTGCAGTCGACTGACTTCCTGCTGGAGTTGCTGGTACGCCCGGTCCTCTTCAAACTGGCGTATCCGGTCATCAAGTTCTTTCACACGGGCTTCAACCGGGTCGGCCCACTCAGACGCACCCTCCGCATCAGAAGCCGCCTGATTCGCGACCTGCTGTGCTTCGGCCCGTGACAGCCCGTAATGGGTCTGCAACAGGTTGATTGTCTGAGCAGGATCGTTCTCCAAAGCCTGCGCGATAGCACTTGCCCACTGAAGTTGCTGTCTCTGCTCTGCCAGTTCCTGCGTCTTGCGGGTGTAATCCGCCTGACGGCTGTAACCGGCCACTGCCTCAGACAACGGAACCCGCACGTCCTCACCGTCAACCTTGACCACCACGTGATGATCAGAAAAGTCGTCGACGTTCAGGATTGGTGCATTGTCCGCCACCTCTGGCGTTCCGCCCACATCTCCGACTTGTCCGTCTACGACGGGGTCAACCTGCGGGGCATCAATCGTGTCACTCACTATGTCTCCAGAGTCCTATCGGTTGCTCTAAGGGAGGGAAACCCCTCCATATAGATAGAAAAACCGTTACCTAGAGACGCTCAGATGACACGACGAGACAACACACAGCACTGCAAGATTGCGATCCCGTTCGCAAAGTTGCGTGTCTCCACATCAAACGTCGAAGCCACCGTGACATACAACGGATCAGACGCCACCTCATAGCCCGACGTGGTGATCACACGAATCTTCGATTCGTGCGGCACCGGAAACCACTCGTCATCCAACGAATACGAGTCCTGCCACACGATCTCAACTAGCGGCGGCTGACCTGCCTCCGGCCACGATCGATCTGGTTCCTGAGTTCGTTTGCCGCCCACACACACACTCCAACAACAATGACCAATACGCCCAATAACACGGCCCCAGCCGTCTTGACGGCCGTCACCACAGGTGACGGCACGCCCAATACCTTGCACTCAAAATGTCCGTCGCCGTCTCACACTTGTGACGGGCACGGAACGACTTGCGGCGAGCCTTACCACGCTCCGACTTAGGATCCGACCCTTCTGTGGTCACACCCTGTTGACCGAACCGGATCGTCTTCGTCTTCCCATCAGCGTTACGGGCAACAACAATCCACGACTTCGTCGGATGGTTCGGTGTGCGCTTTGGCTTGTTGTAGTCCGACACCCCGGCGTTCACCAGTTTCGGATCACGCTCAGCCATCGCTCAGTAATCCATGTTGTTGCGCCGAGTCGCAGAACGACGCGGCGCGGCCTTCTTCGCAGGAGCCTTCTTCTTCGCCGCCCCATGCGACTTGCCCTTCATCAGACTGCCATCAGGCATCCTGTGAAACCCGGGGGGAACCTTCTTCGGCTTATTCGGCATTACATACCTCCACTGTTAGGTAGTGCCACCCCAAGACGAGATGACAACGCGGCCAACACCGCAGGATCAACACCCGACAGTTCCATCGGGTTTGCCGCCGGGGGAGCGGCCACACCAGCCGGACCCGCCGGAGGCGGCTCAGGCATCGGCACCGGCATCTGGGAAGGCACAGCCTCCGGGGCAACCTGAGCATCAGGCACCGCCTGAATGAACTCGCCCGGATTCTTGATACCGAACCCGAACTGCAACACGTGGGCGGCAAGCCGCTCCACGTTGATCACACCGGCCGACGCAAACGGTGTCATCGCATCCACCATCTGAAGAGCCGACTGACGGCGGAACGACTCATTGTTCGGAGCAGTCGAACCAGCCTCCACCTCAAAATCAAAGTCGCCAGAGATGTAGTCACGATCAAACGTGACCCACATCGGCACCCCATCCTTGCCAGTCACACGTGCAACCTGCTGGCCCGTCATGTACTGCTGGGCCAACTGCACCATCCGCACAGCAACCTCAACAATCGCACCCTCAATCGTCGCCAACTTGTCAGCCGCACGTGCGTTCGCCGCATCCTGCATGATCGCGGCCTCCGTCGCCGTGCGACGGATCTCCGGCAACGCGCCACGCTGATACTCCGACACACCAGTGATCTGCTCCACATCCCCTTGGATCATCTCCGACTGGTTGTAAAACTCTGGCGGAGTGATCACCGCAGGGAACGGTGCCACCACATTCGACAACGACTCATCCGACGCAACCGGCACCAACACGTTGTCGTAATCAGACTCCAACGCGGAACGACCATCACTATCAAACGCAGATTCCTTGAACAGGTACTTGCGTGAGAACCGCTTACGGTGGTTCATCATCTGGGTGCGTGTCTCATTCAACTCACGTTGAAGCGGCTCAATCGCCTCCAAATCACCCATCGGATAGAAATGATCCGGCACGTCATAGTTGCGGATCATCACAAACGGATGACCGAACGCGTACGGCATCTGTGTCGGCTTGATCAGGAACTGATCGCCACCCTCAGCAAACACCGACATCGTCTTCGTACGAACGTCGTAAAACTCCCAGATGTCCACATACGAATGACCATCGTCATGAATCTTCTTCCGTCCCGTTTCGTCAGCGAAACGTGACGTAGACGACGGCGCAACCCTGTCACGGGCCTGCTTCGCGTACCGCTTATCAGCCTTCACATCAGCCATCGGACGACGAATCCGTTGAGCGATCCACTTGGCGTCACGCATCGACGTGGCATCCGGATCAATAAACATGTCAAACGGAGACACACGCTCAACAAACGGACGGTCCTCCACCACCACAATCGACGGCGTCACCTCATTACCTTCGGCGTCCGGGTCCGACGGCTCATC